TCAAGGCGCCTGCACAGGCGTGGTTACTGCGATGTCCTTTGCTGCGGATACCAGCGGCATATCCGTTACCACGTAACCGATATCGAAGCCCTTGTACGTCAGCGAAACGACCGTCGGCGATTCCCAAGTGATCGAATAGCCCGCGGTGCGCAGATCGTCAAACGACACCTTACTGACCGGCTGCCCGTTGTTCGCGAGCTGGATAAAACCGCCCAGAAACTCTTCCTCAACACCATCCCGAAAGCGCTTGCCGCGCATGGTTGCAACCAGATGCATCGACAACCCCTGAAACGGGTGAAGTTTCTGCTCAGGCCCCCGAGGCTTGGCCTCGATCACCGGAGCCGCTGGAACCGCTGGAGCCGCACCTACAGGCGCAGAATCGACACTCGCAGCCACCGGCTGAACCCTAGGCGGCGGCGCATGCTTCTTTTCCCGCGTAACGTTCCACGTCGACAGACAGATGACGATCAGGAAGCACAGCGCAGCACCTTTGAACGGCCAGCGCTTCCAGATCGGCACAATGTCATTGGCGGCCAGTTCCTGGCCTGCGGCCGAAGACCGCGTATGCGACTTCCAGAATCCGTAGAACTGTTTCTGATACTCCCGGATGCTGGTATTCACGACCTCACCGCGCAGACCGTCCTGGACCTTGCGGATATAGCGATCATTGGTGCCGAAAGCTGTGGCTTTCTTACAGCGATACACGACCTGGACAAGATCACGAATTGCACGGTTGATCTTGCCGTAACTCTGAGTGATCAACAGCACATCAGCCAGTTCGTGACGATGAAGCGAATACCACTCTTCAACCGGCACAGGCGTGCCGCGCAGCGGTATCGAAAGGTGACATTCATCGATCACATACAGCGGACCGAATCCTTCATCAGGATGCCGCCAAGGGTCCGCATAATGATCAACCCTACTAAACGGGCGTACTACCCTACTCTCCTCCTCGCCACTCTCATTGTTGAACACCTCAACAGTAGAATCCCGAAGCTCGATCAAATGCCAAGACTCCGGGAAAAACGCCTTGAACTTATCCATATCCAAGGCCAGGTTCGTGATGACCTTTCGCCCTTGATTCAACGCAGGAACAACATGATAGACAACAGCCTCATGAGACTTTCCGCCACCAGGCTGGCCCAGGATCAAGTTAATCATTACGACCCCCAGCGGACAAACGGGATAGTTTGCAACAGGAATCGAACGACCAGAGCGCCGACAATAAGCGTTATAGCCTGAGGCACACCCACATAGCCCAGCATGTTAGCCGCCTCTGCTGGGATCATTGCATAATATGTTTGCGGGTTGAATGGTATCGCAATTGCATCCAGTGCCGAGGCCGCAATAGAAAGCGTCTGCTCAAATACCCAGCAAACAACATCCGTAACCATATTCCACGCATCTTTAAATATCTGAGCGAACACCAGCAGAAGCCATTTTGCAAACCCAACAATTTTAGCAAGCAGCGCAGTAAAGAACTTAAAAACCCCAGCCATATCAACCCCCAAAAATCAGAGCGCGACACAAGAACAAGGCCGAAACCATAAGAATCGCCTTCACGAAATCAAGCACATAGCAGATAGACCCGAATTGCTGATAACCATAGTTCGCCCAGGACGCAATATTCATATCCAGCCCAAATGCCGGACACCGCCCCGAAAACGACGGAATGAACCCCTGGAGAAACTTCATAAATTCCGTATCTTCAAATTCGGCGCGCTTGTCACGCCATACACCCTCTAACCCATCCTCATATTTTTGCTCATAGAACGGCTTAACTTCCGGAAATTCGGCATCTTCAAAACTACCGCCCTCCTCCTCTTTCTCTTCGGGAGGAATTTCTGCCGTCACGTCATCAGTGTCGGTCGTAGTCGTCTCTTCGGTTTTATCACCGTCTTTCGTGGTCGTGGTCGTGGTCGTTTCCGTATAGTCGATATAGTTATCGCCATACTTAATCTCATACTTAGTTTGAGTGTCCTTCGTCGTCGTACTGGTAGTGCCATCAGGATTCGTGGTCGTCGTCGTCGTCGAGGTCTTGGGGCCGTTTACCGATGAAGGCCCGCTAAGATGCGTGGTTTCAGACATCTGCTCATAGCACGCGGCAGGATTCAAAGACCCTTCACACGTCGCCGTTAGCAAATCTTTAAGCCAATTCGGATCAACCACACCAGAAAGTGAATCCGTAATATCGTCATAATCCGGGTCAGTCAACGACTCTGTATGCTCGCCAGGCTTCCACAAACTATCGCACTTGCCAGTTGAAACATTAAACCACACGCCAGGGTCACAACTATTGGCGTAAATAATAGAAGAACCCACAATGCCATTAATTCTAATTACACAGTTGCCACTCTGAGTAACCTCATATTCGCAGGCCTGCTGGCGAGTCAGCCCATACTTAAGATCAAGATAAACACCCCCGACCGTTTGCGGCGGCCTAGCGTAATAAACGCCCGCCACGGCCCCCGAAGGGGCGTCACTTACTTTCTTAACCGGCTTACCATTCTCGTCAATAAAGCCCCCGATACTATCAAGAGCCATTGACATGGCCGCAGTTGCAGCAATGCCAGCAATTCCACCCTTGAGCGAAGAAACACTGCCTTTAATAGTCCTTGGGATCGAGAAATCAATCGTCGGGATGATCTTTATCGGAACACCAGAAGCCCCGCCGCCAGATCGAGGAATATACTCAACACCAGGCTGGCCAGGAATCTTTAAAGATGGACCGGAAACAGAAGGAGAGCCGCCACCGCGCGCAACAAGACTTGCACTAGGCACGGTGACGCTCTTTCGAGTCGCGGAATACGAAACTTCAGAGGAGAGAAAAAACGCGAATGCTAGAAACGCTGCCGCATACCGGCGATAAATGCCCATGCTGCCAATACCCCGCCATGGAAGACCAGGGCGTGAACTACCAGCGCAAGGTCCGCCGCTGTGAATGTAAGTTGAGAGGGTTCCATAAGATACAGGGGGCCTTTCAGCCCCCTGCCCTGGCCCTTAGGCCTTCTTAACGCCGCGCTTGCCCAGGTCGATCCCTTTGAACGCCATCGCAATACCGATGATCGCAACACCGGCACTTACGACCCAGGTGGAAACGCTGGAAAAGTCTACCGCACCGAAAATATCAGCCATGATTCACCTCTTTCATAGTTTACGGATCGCACTTAGTACGATTCCCACTTTTAAACCCACGGCATATGCGGCAAAGGTCAAGATAAACCCGGAACCGTATACCGCCGTGAGACTTTCAAAAGTGACCGAACTTAAAAGTTGCATTGCCGCTTCCATTTTCGATCACCCCTGATTCTTAATAGTCAGTCCGAATTACGACGCCGCCTGAGCAGCCGCTTTCGGCACCGGCTTCACGCCGCAAATACGGTTGCGTTGCATGTTCCGAGGGTCAGGCTCGAACTCGAAGTTCACCGACGACAGCGGTTCAACGCGCTGGAACTGGCTGACCGCTTCCGGCGCGATCGGCAAGTTCTGAGGCTCCAGACCGAGTGCAAACTTGCGGTCGGGCCGGGTCGATTGCGTGGCATCGACGGCGAAGTGCACGACCGTGATGTCGTAGGCGTTGCCGGTCTTTTTCGAGGTTCCGGCGTCGCGGGTCAGGCCGAGATAGACGAAGGGCATTAGGGTTTCCTCTTGCGGATATACGGGCGATTTGTGCGCCCTGGACTGTGCTGAGGGATTGCGCCCAGCAGCGGGTTTCTACGGGCCGTAACGAATGCACGGCGCACGCGTTGCGAGTCAGTACGAGTCGAGGATTCGGTGGCCAGCACGTGGCGCATAAGCCGGCTCAGCAGGTCCGGCGAGTCGATGCCGACATCGAGCAGTTCCAGCTCCAGGGCCGAGCGCAGAGCCATGTACGACTGGCGGTTGATCTCGATAGCCATCACGGCCACCCGAACACATCGCCGACCCACGGCGTGCCCTTCTCGTTGGAGATCATCGACCAGACCTTTTCGGGCTTACCGCCCTGCTCTTTGTGCTGCTCCAGGGCCTGGAGAGTGGCCGCAACCTGCTGTTGCAACACGGACTGATTCACCGCCGCCCTCACCTGCTGGCGAAGCTGGATCGACCGGTACTGACTGGCCGACAGGCCGTCTCCCTGGAAGCTCACCGTGCGCATGACTGCACCACCGTTTCGAGCGACGAGACGAACGCGTCATTAATCAGATCAGCAGTGAAGGCAAAGCCGACCAGCGCGAAGACATTGCCCAGCAAGAACGGCAGCCACCAGTTGTAGGCAACGAAGCGCAGCGTGCGCAGGAAGATGCGAGTCTTCATGTTCATGACCGAGCCCACACGCCGAGGGCGTGAACCAGGGTGACGGCACCGGCGAGCAGCGCGAGAGCCTGGAGAGTCGGCGCAAGCACGTCAGGCCACCAGCCGCAAATGGCGCGGCACGTCCGGACGCCGGTAGAAGCTCGGCGCGGGCACGTCGAAGGTGCGGGAGACTTCGCGCACGTTGTGGATGAAGAACATGTGCCGCGACGCGTCGAAAGGCAGCTTGATATCGAAGCCGATAGCCCGAAGACGGGCGCGATGCGTCTTCACGGCAGACTTGTTGAAATCGAACGTCTTGCCGTTCATCCACTCCATCGCGTAAGTCGCAGTACGCCCAGCCGCCTGCATGGAGTCGCAGACGCCTACACGCATCAGTTCTTCGGAAATGCTGGCAATGTCATGTGCGGTCAGGGTCATTTTGTCGCCCACCTTCAAAAATTCGCCCAGGTGATCCCAGATGCGCTGTTCGTCGAACAGGCCCCAATGGCAGAGGCAATCCCTCTTCAGCAGCTCGCTCTTGAGCTTGATTTCAGCGCGGACAACTCCGACTTCTACGCACCAGTCGCGCACCTGGCTGACGTAGCGATACTCCTCAGACTCAGCGCCGTAACGTCGTAGAACCTTCGGCAGCAAATGCCGGGTCAGTTCCAGCCCCTTGTTGTAGTAACCCGGGTACACCAGGCGACCGGCCTTCTCTCCCCCGCTGGGCGTCCACACAACGGTGCCGCCGTCCGGGTACAAGTAGCCGATGGAGTTCCGGAAACGCTGGCTCGACAGAGCCCGCAGATATGCCGACTCGTTGCCCTTCCCTACGAAGAGATTCCGGGTCGCATCGATCCGAGTGAAAGTGAACCCGTCCACCACCGCCGTACCGTCCTGCAGACGATCAAGCCGGGTGCATCGAGTGAGCGGCGGAAGACCGATTTCCGGTGCGGTCAAGATCGAATTGATGACGGCCATGTTGTCCGCGAGCGTGGTCAGGCCGTAGAGGTTGTCCAGGCGGTTAACGCGGCTCGCATTGCCGTCGACGTACACCCGGCGCCCTGCCACCTGAATGCGAAACTTCGTGCTGTAGCTACCCTCAGCATGGAAGGCCGGGCACGACTGGCTCAGCACCTCGTTGGTCTCCGAGTCAACATTCAGTCGAATGACCTTGCCCACCTGCGGAATGTCGAACGGGAAATCCTGATAGCCGGATATCCAGTCGTAGAACATTGGCGAACCTTGGTCATTGGAAACGGTCATGGGATGCATGCACACACGTTACATTTGCGCGAAATGTAGACGCGCACATGCACACACGTCAACACTTATAACTTGCACACACGAATATGTGTAGAGGTGTTCACCGAATGAGAGACCACATGCCAACAAACATCCGACTGACCCAGGCCGAACAAGAAGCGCTGAGAAAGAAGGCCGTGGAGGTCAACAAAGAGCTAGTGAAGCGCGGGCTCCAGCCACTGAAAGACTCAGAAATCGTGCACGCCTTCCTCGAACACGCCATCAGCAGCCTGGAGGTATCCGCCTCTGGGAAACTGGTAATTCACATAGAGTGAAACCGGCTCCACCCACCGGCGCAGAAGGGCTCACCGACGGAAAAGAAGGGCCTGGAGCGACTGGTAAGTATGGAGTTTCATACCAAAGTGGGGGTGTTACAGCACCCCCACCCCTCCGGGTGCCGTTCGAGCACCCAAAGCCAGCGAGCCTGGAAGGCCCTACGAGAACTCGCCGGGCTAGACCGCTGAACATTCCTCGGAGACCTGATCGGCCCGTGTGCGCATCAACAGCGTGCTCTATGGATGGCCGCGATACGCACACTTGGGTGATCAGGGCGCGAGGTGGTTTCGGAGCGGCGGGAACGACGAAGCCTCGCGAAGGGGCTCCGAGTTGCTAGCAGTCAGTCAGTTCCAGGACAGATCCTGCAGGAAAATTTGCTAGCACTTTTCGACCTGGTGCAGCAGCTGCAGAGCGAAAACTGCTAGCGGCGACGATACCCAGGCCGCAGCGGGTTGTCGGACACCAGCATATCGCGTTGCCCGGCAATCTCAGCCAGTTGCACAGCGGCGGCATGGGCATCAGCAAGCACGCCCTGGAACACGCCGAGGGTCTCGCGCAGCGACCGAATCTCCTCCTCCATCGCCTCGATCCGATCACGCTGACGGATCATAAGCTCAATGCCGGCAATGAACGCCTGACTGCCAGTGCCCTTGCCAGTGGCAAGCTTGGCCTGGCGCACCAGGTCTTCGGGAACGTCGCGAATGGTCAGCAGCATGGCTTTCTCCCTGCTAGCAAAATTGATCCTGGAGCGAATGCACCAGGTCACGAAATGCTAGCAGTTCCATCGAGACGATTGCTAGCAATTTTCGTCCTGGCGCTCGAGATCCAGGACGCAAAACGCTAGCAGATGGCATCGCATAACGGACGTTACGTGTAAATCACCAGTCCGGACGCTGGGCGATTTTCCGGACTGGTGACTCTCCCGGTGGTCGGACTGCGCCTAACGTAACGTCTGCACATTATGCGAATCCATGGTGTTACGGCCAAATAGTAATGGCGTCTAGGGTTTCCCTCCTGCATCACAGGAGGCACGCCATGACTGCGGCAACTTGCGGATGGGTCACCATGAGCATGCGGGAGCTGGATCGCCTCAAGGTCATCGAGGCAATCATCGAGGGTCGGTTGAAACCTGCCGCTGCGGCGCAGCGTCTGCGCCTGACGACACGTCAGGTGCACCGGCTGGTTCTGCGTTATCGCGAGGACGGCCCAGCCGGCCTAACATCTCGTCGACGTGGTCAGCCGAGTAACCGGCAGTTGTCGCCAGGTCTGGAGAATCCCGCCATTAGCTTGATTCGACGGAACTATAGCGACTTTGGTCCAACTCTGGCCCAGGAAAAACTGGTCGAGTGCCACGGCCTTAAGCTGGCCAAAGAAACGGTACGACGGATCATGGTTGATGCCGGCATGTGGGTACCGCGCAAGCAACGGCCGCCCAAGGTCTATCAGCCACGCAACCGGCGCGCCTGTTGCGGCGAACTGATCCAGATCGATGATGGAAAGCCGCTGGCCTTCTACAGCGACAAAGCCAGCGTGTTCCGCAGTAACCACAAGGCGCCTCAGGGCGGCGACGGCTATACCCAGTTCGGCCGAGCGATGTACGAGTTGAACATCGAGAGCTGCGCCAACAGCAGCCAGGCCAAAGGTCGTGTGGAGCGTGCGAACCTCACTCTGCAGGATCGCCTGGTCAAGGAGCTGCGGCTTCGCGGAATCAGCAACATGGCCGACGCCAATGCCTTTGCAGCCCACTTTATGGCCAGCTACAACGCGCGTTTTGCCAAGCCGCCGCGCTCTGAGCATGACTGCCATCGCCCGCTGCACAGTGATGAAGATTTGGAGCTGATCTTCGCCTGGCGAGAAGCGCGGCGGGTTTCGCAGCGGTTGACCGTGCAGTACGACAAGGTGCTGTATCTGCTAGCGGACACTCCGCAGTCCCGTCGCCTGGCGGGTGATCACGTCGATGATCTACCACTACCCGAATGGCCGCATCGAGCCCAGGGTGGACGGCACCGCCCTCCCCTTTACCACCTACGACAAACTCTGCGAGATAGACCAGGGTGCCATCGTCGAGAACAAGCGCTTGGGTCATGTGCTGCAAGTCGCCCAGCTCGTCCAAGCGCAGCGCGACAATCGGCGCTCGCAATCGGTACCGGGAAATCCGCGGCAGTCAACGCAGGGCAAGATGCTGTCGAAGAAGGCGCAGCGAGAACTGATGCCGGAAGATATCGCCGCTGCCCTGGATAACACGCCACCATCGAGGCGAAGTCGCCATGCGTGAGTCAGCGCCGAGGCACTGAAGATACTAGTGGTTGCCGGAGCTGCGCGGGACTTACGTGCTATTCCTGCGCCTTCCGGCCACGGTTGGCAGCTCCAAGTGCGCTACAGTCCCGACGGTCAATATTACCCGCTACGTTCTCGACGTGAACTTGTGCGCATATTTGGATCACTGGACTCGCTTAATCGGTACGCAAATCGTTTGGGCATCCACACGTATAGCGTGGAGTTATAACTGTGACACGAATTTCCCCATGTGGGGAGTCGACAGGTTTCTAGAAAAATAGTTCGATAAGTGTAGCGACTTTCGTTTGCAAACCGCTACAAATAGCGCTGCGGGCCAACCAGCTGAGTTTTTCCAACACCTGACAGTGTGGAATAACGCTTCTCCGAGTTCCGGAATTAAGGGCGATGGTATCCACATATTATTTAGCGGGCGTGATAATTTTTTATCTGGCCCTCTTTATCGAAGGAGAGGGCCAGATAACACTAGATCGCTGCAAAATAGGCCAGCAGCAAGGCTACTGCGGTCGTATAGCGGAGACCCGATTTGATCGTATTGAATACGTCGCTGAAGTTGGGAGCGTCCAGACGTAAACCAACACCAGGTCCGACTAACGCTTTGATATCCTCAGGGAGCGTCATTGCCTGCCAAGTACCAGGAGTCAGTGTCCTCAGATTCACACCGTAGGAAACCAGTAGTCCGGATTCCTGCGAAATGCCTCCGGATGCATCCGTAGAGAAACCAACGTCGGTTGGATAGACGTTCGGACTGCCCTTGAAGCGGTCAAGATATCCACTGCCGAAACGGGCTTTTATTCGATCAAGATTCTGCGCCATGGAGGTGAGCAAAGGAAGTATCTCAACGTTGCAAACACGTTCCTTTTCATTAACCATCCTGAAACCAATGGTTACGCCGTTGGCTATTTCCTGGGCAAGCAACGTCGAGTATTGCTGGTCCGCTTTGCTGATGTCTCCGCCCGGAATGAATTCCGGGTGTAGCCTCAGCGGAATGTCCCATGCCTCTATAGTCTGTGCTTCGGGGAAGACAAAGCCAGGATTGCATTGACGGGCAAAACCCTTATAGATATTAGCCAGGGATTGACCAGGATTCTGGTAGATATTGATCTCGGCCATCGTCGCCACCTCTAGAGTCCCAGGGATCGTTGGAGATAGTCCGCGCGATTGTTCAATCGCCTGGCTATGCCATCGCTCGGATCGGTACTGTTGGGAGTACCATTCCAGTTCCTCAACTCCCTAATGGCGGCTAGCCAGTCGCTCTGGGAAATAGCAGTCTCAAAGTTTGGGAACGAGGAATACTCACCATAGTGGTAATACAGGTCTGTCACTATGGTTTTGACCGCCGGAGGTAAGGTGCTCCACTGCTGGAACTTCACCTTCATCCGATCAGTGACCTTGATCATCTTGGCGGTAAAGAGGGACAGCCCGTCTTCATCTGTGAGTACCGGGATGAGTTGGGCTAATGCCTGGAAGGTCGCGGTGTTCGCTCCTTTCAAGCCGAGGGCGGGGCGAATTTTTTTGCGCGTGGATTCAGCAATGTTCAGAGCCTGAATGCCGGATTCATCGTGCTGGCCGACATCGAAGCCATAGCCAATCGTTACACCTGATTCACCGTTGGGGTCAGAGGTCGGAATAGTAGCTCTGTTGCCTCGCCCACCAGGTGGAAGCTCATGACGGGCGGTGAAATCGATATTAATACCCATTTCAATCAGATAGGAAATATTGGACTGGAGGCGGCTGACCTTATCGGCTTTGTCACCATCGATGCGGTCTTGGATAAAGGTATTGATCTGCTGGTTCAATTGCACCTGGAGGTCGCTCACCGAAATACTGTTGGCTCCTCCGGTTTCGGCGACCGTACGAATAGTGACCTCATGAACCTTGAAGTAGTCGTCGAAGACTAGAACGGGCCGCCCGGCAGTCTGGCTTATGACCTGCGTCAGTTGCCCCGTCAACCCACCTTGTGCTGAGTAGCTGGGGGATGACAGCCAGTCGGTATAGAGGTCAGGAATTCCGTGAGTAATTCGGATAGGCTCTGGTTCCGCTGCGAGCAGAACACGCTGTGCCTCCTCTCGTTCTGGATTTTCTAGGTAATTGTATAGCCGCTCCAGATTGCGCTGAAGGGTCTGATCCAATTCTCTATTCACCTTAGTCTCCTCTGCTTAGTGAAGCCAATTTGTTATTTCATTGACTGTTCGCACTCGCTTTCTAGACGATTGAACTCAGTAGAATACTTATCATATTCATTTTGCATTTTTTCCGGCAAATACTCTCGCTTCAGGTCTCTGAAGAAGCTGCCCTTCTCTAGTATCTTCTTGCATTGGTGATTTTTGGCAGACAAGGAGAGATGTGCCGTATGAAAAACACGAGAGAGATAACCAAAACCTTCAAACATATCCCTACACTCTGTTATCAGTTTTCGAGAAATCCAGTAGGCCTTCTCTGTCTCGTTATTCTTCAGTGCTTTCTTCACTTGCTTGTCGTTGAATCTTATAGAGGCGGGCTCGCAGATTGGGGAAGGCTTCCAATACGTACCAGTAAAACCTGCTGCCGCCCCGCAGAAGCCCTGACAGTCCCTGCTTGCGGCTCCTTTCTCTATGGTAATTCTGTCATCATTCAGTTTGAAAACGACATCGCACGACATATCGCCGATGCCACGGACGTCGACCTGCACATGACCTGACTCTATAGTTCCATTCAATCCGCAAGCATGTGCATTGTGTCCAGTGCTTCGTATCCGAAACTTTTGAAGTCCTTCGAATAACGGAGATATCGTCAGCAGCCCACTATTTCCAGTCCTATAGTAATCCCCAGGAGGGAAGTAGCTCTTTGGTTCTTCAGCGACACAAAGAGTGATATTGTAGTAAAGGGTGAGTATGGCAAAAATGCTAATGCTTTTGAGCTTCAT